TAATTATATATATATATGAATAAAATCACATCATTTCAATTTTTTATTATTGCTATCGTAGTTATTGTCATATATTATTTAATCGATTGGTATAAATATGAACATTATGACAATGTTGTTCCATTAAATTACCATACTGATAATAAATCCATGAATTATATGCAAATAAATGTCCCCTTATATGACGAAAACGATGATAAAATTTCAGCATGTCATGAATTTGCTCATGATTTGAGTCAGAAAATTGAAGGGGGGAAAATTACAAATAAACAAGCTCAAAATGAATGGTCTTATAGCGATTGTGATAGTGTTCTTAAACCAAAAAAATTACAAAAAAATCATAAAATAAAACATGATAAAACATTATATCATCAAGCTTCATGTGATGAATTAACATGTAATGAACTATCACGTAGATATAAATCAAACGCAATTAATAAAATGAAGCGCAAAAATTGCCTAAATGAATATTCGTATACTATTGATTACGCACGTAATTGTGACAAGTTGAAAAAAGAATTAAATAAAAAAGTACAGCATATGCCTGATCAAAGTGGAGCATTTACCGAAGATGCAAAAAATCAAGTATTACTAAACCATGGTTGTACTTTAGATTAAAATAATAAAAATAATTTATTATAATATATGGATCTTATCATTATCATGATTAGTTTGTTATTTATAATATTTTTAATATTATTTTTTGTAGAATACTATAGATTAAATAGTCCCAAAGAGGAAAAATATATTAATATGATTACTATTCAGAATAAACCATCAAAACTTTTCTGCCAAAAAAATAGTCAATATTTAAAATTTTTAGTTAATAATAATATTATTAGTGATAATTATGCAAATGAAATATGGCTTAAAATTGATTGTCCTTCCTAAATATAAAAATTGAAATTTTTATATTTTGCGAAATTAACATATATAAATTATCAAAAGATTAAATGGAAGAAATAAAAAATACCATAAAATCTAAAAAAAATAAAAATAACAACATTAAACAATTAAGAACACCTTTAGGAACTCATGATTTAACAACATCTGACATCCAAATAAGAGAATATATTTTTAATATTGCTAAAAAATGTTTTACTAGTCGAAATGCAGAACAACTAGAAACCCCAGTAATTGAACAATATAATATCGTTAAGAATATTTATGGACAAGAATTTAAAAAATTAGTTTATAAAATACCCAAAACCAATTCTATAGATCTCGAAACATCTAGTGAAGATGATGATGATCTAATATTACGATACGATTTGACAGTACCATTTGCTCGATATGTTGGTATGAACGGATTAAAAGTTTTTCGAAGATTTCAAATAGGAAAAGTTTATCGTAAAGATTATCCACAAATCTCACATGGAAGATATCGCGAATTTTACCAATGCGATTTTGATATTGCTGGTTCTGATGAAAATACAGGTATATATGATCTAGAAGTTTTAGAATTAGCCAATGATTTATTGAAAAAACTACTAAATAATAACTTTATTATAAAATTAAATCACAGACAAATAATTTTTGAATATTTAAAAAATATGAGTTTTGAAGAATCATCATTTAACAAAATTAGTACTATTCTTGACAAATTAGGAAAAAAACCACAATCAGAAATTTTTGAAGAGCTAGCTACTATTTCCACTAATAAAGACAATATTGATAATATTAAAAAATTTATTGATGAAATAATCAATATGAATAAACTAAATAAATCTGCACACAATATTATCCAATTTCTGGAAGAAAATAAATTTGTTTCAAAACCAACTCTAAATATTATTGCAAATATATTAAATGGAATTAAAGAACTCAATTTTGATAATAAAATAATTTTTGACCCATTATTAGCCAGAGGTTTGGATTATTATACTGGTATTATATTCGAATCCTTTTATTACGATAACAAAAAAACTAATAACATAATATCTAGTTCAATATGTGCAGGTGGAAGATATGACAATTTAATTGGAAAATTTTCAAATTTAAAATCAATACCAGCAGTTGGTTTGTCATTGGGTGTCGAAAGAATCGTTGGTATTCTCGAAATAATTTATAAAAATAAATTTAAAAAAAATAATAATTCACCACAGATTTATGTTTGTTCGATTGGTGATAATATGATTCTTGAAAGAATCAAGTTATGTTCCATATTTAGGCAAAATAATATAATTGCACAAATGTCACATCAATCTAATCCAAAAATGAGAAAACAATTTGATTATGTTTTTCAAAATAACATACCTTATATGATAGTTATAGGCAACGAAGAAATAAAAAACAAAAAAATTAAAATAAAAATAATAAATAAAAAGGAAGAATTAACTTTTGACCGTGAAGAAGGAATTAAATATTTAATTGAAAACTGTAACAAAATCTAATTTTTATTAATCATCAAATTATTAAATAAAAATGTTTTATTCTAAAATTGCCTAATTATTAACATTTTTTCACTTGTAATTATATATATCATATTCATATCAACATCTTATCGGTTTAATGATGATATTCCATTAGATATGTTTATAATTTTCTTCAATATAATAAAAATAATCATAATCCATTATATATACATATATATTTATCGTCAACCTTCAAATCACAACATGATTTCAAATTCACTTTTAATTTTTTTATATTAATGTCATGAACATGAAATAGTTATCGAATATATATTTCATCTTTGTATATGTAATATTTAATACTTTTTTTTTATTTCGTAAAATATTTCGGTTGATATTTCGTCATATATATATATTTTTATAAAATTAAAAAACCTATTAAAATATATCTTATTGTTGTAAATCAAAAAATTTTTCACACATGATGCTATCAAAAATTTAATTTTATTTTTCGAATATAAACATACTTTATTATTCATTATATAATAAATATTACTATCAATTTTACCATTTCCATATTTGAATATATGATTTTCTGCTTGTTTAAAATATTAGGATTATTTTTAGAAATCTATCACTTCGGAAAAAAATTTATCCAAATATATATTTATCATCTTTAAATTTTATTAACATGTGTTGAATTAAATCTATCATAATCAATACTTTCCAATATTTTAAATGATTTATAATTATAATAATCGTGTGTTAATATAATTAGATTAGTATGGAATGATAAATAGAGTTCTTTCAATCTTTCCATTTAGACACAATTAATGAATTTGCGTTTATTATTTTGTTTTTATTTTGATTTTTTTGATAAAATAAAAAACTAGAAACATAATAAATAAATTATTTTTTGATTATTTTCAAAATTGTTTTATTTTTAGAATTTTTCTTCTTGTAATTATATATATAATATTCATATCAACACAAAAATTTATTTTATGACATAAATTTTTTTTCTCTCAAATTAATTTTATAAATTTCACCCAAATCATTTTTATTAATACAATAAAAATATTCGTAATTTATTAAATATATATATTTGTCATTAACCATTAATTTATTATAAGGACCTTTTAGATTTATTTCTCTTTTTATTTCTTTCGTATTAATATCGTATATATATATATGATCGTCATATATATACATTTCGTTATTATATATATAATATCTAATATGATTCTCGTATCTTTTGTTTTTTGTTTTTTTAAATTCGTAAAATATTTTAATTAATTTGCCATCATATACATATATTATTTTATCAAAATGATTATTAAAATATATTTTATTGTCATAGATTATAAAATCTTTTATATACTTTAGTTTGGGTGTAATCAGGGGAATATCATTTGGATACGAATAGATTATGTCATTTTTGACATAATAAATATTTTTGTCAATTTTTTTGTCTTCAAATTTTTCAAATATATTTTTTTCTTTTTTATTGGAATTTATTTTATTCTTGTTTTTCTCTGTTATCCATTTATACTCTTTAATATCATAGATAATTACGTTTTCTCCTCTATATGTATCTTTGCAAATATACATTTTATCATCTTTTATATTGACGCGATTAATATTTTTCCTTAATTTTTTTTTATAAGTTAATTCTTCCAATATTTCGGCAGAATCATAACTATAATAATCATATACTAATTTTATCAAATAAATCGGAAATAAGGGGAAACAAAAATCTAATTCTTTTAATATTTCCATTTAAATAACTTTATATAGTCAAATTATTACTTTTATTAAAAAATTAATTTTTTTTTATTATCAAATATTGTTGTTAATTTCTACTAATTCCAAATTTATATCTTTGACAAGTGGTATCCATATTTCTCGAAAATACATTTCTGTTCTCCATTTTATTGAGGGTTCAGAATCTTTATTATATATTTCCCTTTGTAAATATTGTTCTAAAGTTTTTAAATCATAATCTTTTATTTTATCGATTTTTTCGGCTAAATTTATATAAGCATGCAACACTTCTTTCTCACCACGTCTCATTAATATACAATTTCTTATATTCATAGTTAATTCATCTGATTGTAATATTTCGTCATCCTCTTCTATTGTAGTTTCAAAACCATCTAAAACTCTTTTTGCTTCTTTAGATATTAGTAGTAATACAGCACTTTCATTTCGAGTTGAAATAGGATCAACTCTTAGTAAATTTTTTCTCTTAATCAAAGGATCCAGTTCTTTTATATTTGCACAAATAATTCTAAGATATGACATGCAATTACGAGTTTCATATTCTTTATGATCAAATGGAATCTGAAATCTTTTTGTATCTGATCCCACTAGATTCTTTTTAATTTGATAAAGATCATCAGTTTTTGAAATATTAAAAAACATTGCTACTTGGTTGTCTTCATTATTATCTAATGAAAATCCATAATTCACAAAATATCTCGAATTACATTTTCTCCCATAACTATCATATATTTCTGATCCTTTTTCCAATTCTCTTGTTGTTGTTATAGTAAAAGCCATTTTTGACTGATCAAAGGTCCAATTTGTTTCTTCAGGTCTTTTGTGATTTAACATATCAGCCATTGGTACCAATCCTTCCGTTTTATGACCATTAACTGTAAAACCAAATATGCGCGTAATAACAACCAATCGCGCCCATACAAAATCTAGATAGCTAAATTTCTCAAATTCAGGAAAACATTTTACAATATTATCATATTCTGATTTAAGACTTTCTTTTCGATCTTCTATCATTTTTAGAGTAAATGAACCTTTGAGATATTTTAATTCATTTTCATCAAAAAAAATTGGCATATGGCGAAAATATTTTGGCAAAATATCTATATAGGGTCGCCATTTAGATTTTTTATTATATTTCTCTTGCAAGAGATATGCAGCTAACCATGTATGATTATTGATAATTGTACATCCAGAATTTTTCAGTTTTAAATTTACGTCACTATTTTGTGCTAATTCATTTGTAATAATTAGATTTAATGGAACTTCTAATATCGTTTCGTCTTTTTTTAAATTTGTTTTTGCATGGACTCCACGATTATCTATTTTATAATGTTTTATTATTAGATTAGAATATTTAGCATCCCCTTCTGATAACCAATTTAGAAAATTACTAATTTTTTCATCATCTGAATCCCCTCCTTTATAATGTGATTTTAACAAATTTGATTCTATTTTATAAGAATATACTATAGTTTTAGAAATTATAAAAGAATAACTATTGTCCCATTGCATTATTATTTTACAAGGTTTATCTATTCTATATTTCCCCTCATCAGTTGAACATCTTAATAAGACTATTATTTTTTCCTCTTCGTTTGTTTCCATTTTTATAGAAAAAATAATATTTCTGTTACTTATTTCTCTAAAGTTCCACATAATTATTTGATCTTTTGAAGCATCAACCACAATGTAATACAATTGACCTGCTAATATTTCTTGACTCTTATCATTTATTATCATTAAAATATTAATATTTTATTTATATTCTAACATTGGAAAAAATAGATTTTATAAATTA